ACAAACACATAGGGATGCAAAACAACCACGCCACCAGCAACTTCAATGATGTCGCCTGTTGGGGTTGTGCCAGTGGTGTCAGTTAACGGAGACATGACGGTGCCAGCAATATTGCCAGCCAAAACAGGGGTCACGGTTGTCTGGTCAATCTGCGCCAAATTTAAACCGGGGTGCGCCAACAGCAACTGATTGCCCGAACCCTGTGCGTCAAACGAGGAGTCAAACTGCCACAGGTTCAAATTGCTTTCTACAAACCCGTCATTGATTGTTGCAACCTTGATTGAAAACCCGCTACCAGTGCCGCCGATAGTGGCCGCAGTGGCGCTCAAAGTGTTGCCAACCACATACCCGTTACCGGGGGTCGTCAGAGTCACCGTGGTCACCGTTGCGCCAGCCACCACAATGGTAGCCTTTGCGCCAGAGCCAGAGCCGCCAGTGAGGGTCACATTTGTGTAGGTGCCGTTGGTGTACAGCGTGCCGCCCACCAAAGTATTGAGCGTTAAAACTAAACCCGTAAAGGTGAATTGAGTTACACCTGCACCGATACCAGTGTTGTCAATGTTGATGACCTCAAGGCCATTGTTGTAGCCGTTGAAGACTTGGTTATTGCCATCAACAGAGTTGACATAGATGCCGCGAGAGTAGCCGTGCGCCTCTTCTGTGATGGCTCGAAAACCACCGATCTTACGAGGACGGCCACGCTGGAAACGAACCCAGCGGCCATCGGTGTAAAAGTTCATGTCGAATATCGTGCCGTCGCGCTGGACGCCGGGTTGCGTATCGATGGCAAAAACTTTCTTGACCATTAGTAAGTCCCGCCAGCAATACCACCCGTAAAGTTACCCGTGCCCACAATTGCAAGACCAGAGGCGGTAAGCGTTGATCTCAGCACGCCAAGGATTGCAATGTTGAACTCGCCAGCGGCGGCGTGATAGACACCAGTTGTTGTCTCTGTTGCAAAGTTTAACGATGGAGAACTAACACTGCCGTCATTCAAACTGATGGCGGAAGAGCCAGCCAAAATTGTGTTGGCGTTGAACAAGTTGACAGAGTCGCAAACCAGCGTGGCTTGGGAGCCGGGGGTCAGCGTTGCACTTGCTCCACTGCCCGTCGTTATGGTCAGCGTGTACGCGCCAGTGGTTGCGTTGACAATGTAGTACACCTGCACCGTAGGAGGCACAACGATGGTCACATTGCCTGTCAATGCACCCGTGTACTTCTGGATCACATTGGACGCCTCTGAGGCCGTCAGTGTGTAAGACCCAGTGGTCACCGCCTTGGTCAACTGAGTAAAGTTGAACTGCGTTGATTTTCCAAGGCCCACCGTGTAGAAGGTAGTTCCACTGCAAACAATAATTGCAGAGTCAGTTGGCTGAAGAATGATTGAGGCAGAACCGTTGATTGTGTTGCCACCACTGCCAGCCACCGTCAAAGCGCCAGTACCACTGTTACGAACGAACATAAACCAGTTGTCGGCAAGCGTAGACGCAAGGGTAAGCGTCAGGGTTCCTGCGCCGCCAGTCCACACATAAGTGCTAGAGCGGTCTGTTGCCAGCGCCGTGTAACTCGAAGAGAAGGTTGTGACTGGCTGGCTTTGGTTCAGCGTCTGACCAATTGCCAGTAGGCCGTACCCAGCAAGGGTGGCCGCATCCGCACCAGAAGAGCCAATGCCGTAGGCAATGATGCCCCAAGTGCCTGCGGTGGTTGCGTTGGTGGTGATGTAAATGTACTGCGCCTCACCAGCGGCAATGGTCACAATGGTGTTTGTGCCTGCGTAGTCTTTGACCAGTAAACTGACAGCACCCACATTTCGGATCAAGGCATCTTGACCGACCGAAGCCTGATTGGCTGGGGGCATCCACAACTCGTTTGCCGTAGAGGCGGTAGACACCTCCATGATTCGGGCGGCAGCGTCATCAGTGGCCGACCCATTGATGGGCCAAGTCAGTTGCAAGTCTGCTGTCAGCGTGATACGGCTATACGATACATCCGTTGGCTGGATGACATTACCTGTAAAGGGACTGTTATATGACATGATCAGGTATCCAATACTGCGGATTGTCGGTCACCAATACGCTGAACATCTTCTTGCTTCAGTGTCTGCATGATCTGGTCATAGTTCGCCTGCCACATTGGCATACGCTCGTCGTTCTTGAGGAACGGCATAGACTGCAAAAGAGAACCATACAGCAACGCCTGCGGGGCATAGGTGGTGAACCAGTTTGATTGGTTAGAAGAATCGAGCGGTTGAATGCGCTCGTAGTACAACACCTCAAAGGTGTAAGCAAGGGCGGGTGTAGGAACCACCAGCCAGTGTGTGTAGTCGTAATCCCCGTAGTAGGCAGGGACACCAGTCTCAGTAGCGTCAGGCCAATACTCACGCAGGTACTCATACTTGCGAAGCAGGACTGGCTGGCGGCTACCAGCTACCACGACATTCATTGAAACTGTTTTGTGCCAACGCGCAGGCTTGTCAATGATGGCCTGAGTGGCCGTCATCGTGCTGGTGTTGACTGTCAGGTTGCCCAAAAACTTGATCTGGCTGGCGATAATCTGTTCGGCCAGCATGATAAAAAGCGGGATTTTCTCAAGGGTAGCGGCGTCGGTTCGCTCCAAATAAGACTGGATGTTTTCGACCAAGGAGTCGTAAGTCATTACCGATGCGGTCGTCATTTGTTCTCCTTATCCGACATTGCGTTCAAAATGCGGGCAATCTACCAGCGATTTGAAATTGCCTCCCCAGCGATTTTTGGGGTGCATATTTTCCCAATACGCGCCCAGCGGAGCAAGGGCTTCCTTGTTCCAGATTATCTGCCCATCCTTGAAAAAGTTCAAGTCGATAGCGCACCTCTTGAGGTGAATAGAGTTCATGGTCTTAGAACGGCCAGCCTTGACATGGAGGGCTTGTTGTTCAGGTGTGCGTGCCAACTCCCCACCTGTGACCTTAAAACCCAACCCTGTGGCGTATTGAATCAGTTTGCAGGCATCCAGAAGGAATGCGGCTTGTTCGTCACTCAGGCTCATTCTTTGTCCCTCTTGCGCATTTCCATGACCTTCTCAACGGTGCGGCCACCAAAGTAGGCGGTCATCACCAACATACCCCATTGTCCAAGCAGATTGACATAGGACTCACTTATTTTGTACCCGTAGCCGTCAAGCAGGGCAAAAATTAAATACGCTGTTAGGAGGTACACAAGGGTGCCGGGGCGCACATTCTTTGACAACCATGAATCTGAGGCCATGTCGGCCTTCCAACGGTCACTGACATTGTTTTCTTGGTTGGCTTGCGCGGCCAGCAGGGCTTTAAGTTCTTCCTGCTCAAGACGAGCCTTTTCGATACCCAACTCCAGCAGACGCTCTTCATGGTCAAACTGCAACTGGCGAAGTTTGCTAACCTCTTCAGGGCTTGGGTCGTCAGAAATCTTGATCCCAAGAGTCTTTTCGACAACTTCTTTGCCCTTTGCTTGGATTGCAGAAGACAAAAGGCCCAGACCGTTCTGAGCCAATGTACCAAGGAGTGATGCAACTATTGGAATCATGGTCACCCCTTTAAATTAAAACTCAGATTTGCGTGGCGGGGATATTGCACAACGCGTTCCCCTTCAGGACATTTGTATTTTATGGTTGCCAACAAAGTAGCCTTGCCGCTGGCAATCTTCTCTTTCCTCACCATCGTAAGTTCGTAGGTGAATGTGTCAATCTCTGAGCCTGCGGGGCCACTGAATTTGCTTGCGGTGGTGGTTGCTTCATGCACCATGCCTGCCGCGTCACGAATGCTCGGGGTAAAACTCTCAACAGAACAGTCATCCCGCTTCTTGATTCGGGCAACGGTGACATTGATAGGCTTCCCGGCTTCAGCCACAATCTTAAAATGCTCTGGTGACCACTCAAGGATAGCCCGGTCAAACCAACCAAATTTATCGGCAAGGGTGTAACTGCCGCCTAATGCAGCAACAGTAGCGGCAACGGCTCCAATGGCTTTGGTCAGGTCAATCATTACAACCCCAGCACCTTTTTGATGAGTTCCCCAGCGACGCCGGGGCCAAACAGCACGCAGACAATCACGCCATACAAGAGGTACTCAATCTTGGTCATGCGCTTTGAGCCATCGTCAAA